TTGTAACTCTACAGATTCACCAGAATTAGTTTTAATATCTTCTGCTTTTAATTCTATTGCACCAGTTTTACTATTTACAGAGGTTACTGGAACTTTAATATTTTTTATTTTATTATCTAATATTTGTAAATCTGATTTTTTTGCAAATATTATTGTTGGATCTATTTTCAATTCAACACTTTCTGTGTTAACTACACATAAAACTAAATCTAACAGCAATTCTTTAGTAGAACCATCTGTAATTACTGGCTTATAAGTTTCAGCACATTTACATATGCCAATCAGATTGCCTTCATCATCAAATGCCCCATATTCTCTTATAGAAAATCCACCCACTGCTGCAGGTATCATTAATTCAATGTGTATCCAATTTGGGTTATCTTTATCTATCTCAACATGATTTATATTTCCTTCCCAAACAGTATTTTTTAAATCAGTCTGTTCTTCAGTAGGTTCATAATAATAGCCTCCTCCATCACCAACTTTCATTTTGGTAAAATTTATTTTTTCTCCAAAACCAATGCTATTAGCTATTTTGGCTTTCCCTACTTTAGTCAATAAAGTATAAAATTTTTCTGCCATTTTTATACCTCCTTTGGATATGTTTTTATATTTTCTAAACTAGAATGTTGAGCCAAAGGTATATATACATTAGCTTTACAATTTAGATTATTAGGTGTCCATGGATAAACCCTTATGATTTCTCCTGTAAATCCTATTAATGCATTATATAAATTAGATTTTGTAATTGAAAATAATTTATATTGAATATCTAAATGTGAAGGAATTATTCTTCTTACTTCTTTGTACATTGACTTTAGCTCGGTTTTAAAACCATTTTCACTTTTTAAGTCAATTCCAACTACATATGGTGTAATGCTATCTGAAACATCACATTTAGCTTTAGTAAAATTATTAATTACACGCTCTATAACTTTAGGATTAATGCTTCTATTCTTAGTTTGTAATTTTGAAATTACTCTGGCTCTTCTTACCTCTATATCTTCACTTAAATTAACTGGAATTTTCAATCTTTTCTCCCAAAATACCAGCCCCCCCCAAGTTGCAGTTTGAGTAAATAATTGAAGCATTATATCATCTAATTGTCTTTCTGTTAAATCTACTTCACTTCCTATAGCTTCAAAAATAGATTTTATTATTTCACTTTCTTCATATACTGGGGGATATATAATTAAACATCATATTACCATTTTTAGACTTTATCATAATATATTAGTCACCTCGCCGAGTACCGGAACTTGATTTTCTAATTTAATATTATTAATTCCACCATTTATAGTTAATTCCGTATAGTCCTCTATTCCCTCTCCTTCTAATACATATGAACCTATTATTGTATTGATAGCATTGTACTTAACTACCCCCCCGTTTATCTTTATTTGCTTTAAATATTTAGTTATCTTTTCTTTCAGTGTTGGCAATATCATTTCCAATGTATAATCCTCTAAAAAAAGTAAATTTAGCGCTTATATTGATGCTTATAGGTGTCAATGTAGCTATTGTAACTATTGCTCCTATAGGTGCTTTGCCTCCACGATTTTCACCTTCTTTTTTATCTGGATAAATATAATCTTTAACATCTTTAATTAATTGTTCTGTTGCAGGCTGCATATTTTTATCCAATATCAATACTTTTACTGTTTGTGGACCATTCCAAAGTTCAATACAATCTGCATATCCAACTCCAGGCACTTCCTTTGCCCATCTAATATAATCTGAATCAGATCCACTTAGTTGCTCTTCCTGTTCTGCTTCCATAACTCTTTGCCTATAGTGTTCTTCATCTTCAATATCAGTTCCACCCTTAAAAGCTTCCTCATTTGTAATACTTTCTACTCCAGTTATGTTTGAAATAAGAACTGTTATAGTATTAGGTAACGCATTCCCTATAGTTCCTTTCTTAAGACATTCTGCATTAACATAGATAGTTTCTGTATCATCCATGACCCTAGTTTCTGTAAATTCAAATTCTATAGATTCTTTTTCATCTGTTGATACTGTTCCTACCAATTTTCCTTTTTCAATTATGGTCCCTGCTCTACCTTTAACTTTTATTGAACCTATAGATGCCGTTGGTGGATTTTTAAATATACCTTTACATTCTCCTAAATATTCAAGCCCCCCCGCACCATAACTAGTTTGCGGAAAAGCCATTCTTAGAATATATTGCATATCTATATTTTTCATTTTTGCCATTTCTTCTGCAGTAGGTCTTGTATTATCCCAAAAGAAGTCTCCTTCTATTGTACTTACACCAGGAGGTGCTTTTTCTAGCATTCTTTCATGCATGGTATCAGCATCTTCTTTAAGAAATTCTGGAATAGGTAACTCTCTTTCCAATCATATCACCACACTTTCAATTCGTTATGCAGCATAAACTTTTCTTCATCTATAGTTATAATTTCAAACTCATAGTAAACTTCTTCTTTGTTTTCAGACCATTTAAAAATAAAATTATCAACGTCTTTAGTCCTTGGATGTACCATAAGAGTTTCTTCTGTCATTCTCTTTATCTCTAGTTCTATTGCATCTTTAGAAATATCTTGGCCAATAATATTTTTAAACTCCTGACCATATAAATCTGAATAAGCTAATTTATATCTTGGTGTAGCCATAGCTTTATAACACCATTGTACATAAGCTTCTAAATCATTAGCCCTTGCTATACTTCCATCAGGATTTCTAACAAACTCTCCAGTTTTAAAATCAAATAAATAAGAACCCTTAAAATTTATAATAGGTTCTTCTAATTCCTCGATATTGTTTTCTTCTAAGTTGCTATTCTCTGGGAATAAATTAGGCATCTACAATCCTCCCAACTACAACAAATTCATTTTTTAATAGTGCAACTAATACTCTATCTCCTGGACCTAATGGTTTTAATTCTTTAGGTGTTTTAAAATTATGACTATGTGAATGTTCTCCTGCAGTTTCAGTATTATATTCATTCTTTATTTTTAAATAATCCAGCACCATGTAATCTTGTATTTCATATTTAAAATTATCTAATTTAAGTCCACTAGAAGTTATGGTCCCTAAGTCTAATCCTATATAAGAAATTGCTTCATTAACTGCTTTATTTGTATTACCTTTTATCTGTCTTGCTATTTCATTAAATATTGTCTCCACTATAGAATTTCCTCCTTATATAATTCAAATTAGATAAAGTTAAATCTATTCTTCCAGTACTACCTAGATTGTGGGTAACATCTATAACATATAATATCTGTCCATTAACACTTACCTTATCTCCTGCTCTAATACTGTTTATATCTATACCAGATATATGTGTTGTTTCTTCTCCTGTATTAAATAAACCAGTTGCTCTTTTTTTAGCCTCTGCACCACTTTTTTATTTTTTCATCTTGTATTAATTTTTGTATTGTTCCATACTTATTTGTATCTTTTTTATACACACCAGTAACAGGAGTTTTTTTATTTTCCTCCTGTTTACCTAATATTTTAACTTGTGTAATCATGCCTTCTAAAGAACTTTTCTCATTTATATCTTCTGCTATAGTTTCCAATCTCCATACTGTTTTATTGCTACCTAACTGTATTATATTTAATTTATCTAACATTCTAAGTTTATATAAGCTACCACCTTTTTGAGCTGTTTCCTTTAAATCTTTCAGCATCATTCCTAATATGGATTCACTTCTATATACTGCTTTAGCTAATTTAATTTTTGTATTGACTAAACTTGCTGCAGGAATTCCCCAATCTCTACAATATTTTAAAATTCTTTGTGTAGCTGTTCCTTCTCCAAATAAATATTCATCTTCACTTTCTTCTAAATAAACAGTTCTTTCCTTACAAGTCATTGTTATTCTTTTAGATTTTCTAGATTTATCTATATCCCATATAACACCCTTAAAGATTTGTTTATTCTTCTTAGTTTCAAAATCAATATCATACACTTCAACGTTATGGCCCTTAGCTATTCCTAGTTTCTTAAGTTCCTCTGTTTCTACTAAATTAATATTTGCAGTATATGCTATACCATCTATAGCTTCACTTAGCTGTATTCCTTCGATTAGGTTATTTATCTTATATTTATTTCTAAGTATTATATTAGCCACATTACATCACCAACTTTTGTCCTGGTCTTATTACATTAGGATTGGGTCCTATAATAGTTCTATTCTTTTGATATATAACATTCCATTTAGAACTATCCCCCCCAAACCACCACTTAGCTATCTTCCAGAGAGAGTCTCCTTGTTTAACTACATATATCCTAGAATTAGATTTTGTAGTTGGCCTATTATTTGTTAAAGCTACCGTTTTTACCGTGGATGTTGCTTTAGGTGGAGCTAATGTTTGTATTTTGTTATCCCTATGTGTTCTAAAACTAATAGTAATATATTTATCTCCTGTTTCTCCTCCTCTTTCTTCTTCGCTTATAGAATTGATATTTACTAAATTGTTAAAACCAAAGTCTGTAATTATTAATCTAAGAGGATCTTGTTGTTCCATCCATTTCTCTAGTCTTTCTATAGCTTCAGTAGGTTTAGGTATATTTCTATATCTACAATAAGTGTCATATTCTTTAGGTAGTAATGTTAAAAAACTTAACTCTTTTATTTTTTTACCCTTATCATTTAAATCAACTTCTCCGTAATCTACTATATCAGCAGTATCATACTTTTTAGTCCTATTCACCATTATGTTATCTATTGGATTAACAGGAAATTGGAATGTTGTTTTTTCTTTTTCATTTCTTAAATATACATCCAATTCTATCACCTCAAATAAAAAAGAACCGCCTAAGAGATTCTTTTAATTTAATATACTAACAACTTTTTATTTTTTGTTCTCTACATTAAAAACAGCATTACTTTCATCATCATAACTGATTTCAAAAGTTTTAGGAGTATCATTTCCTTGAAGCTCATATGCTATTTCACCTTTTAACTTTTCTCCTGGTTTAATAGTATCCATCAATAATTCTCCGTTTAATTCTTGATTATTTATGGCTTCACCTTTTCTATTTTCATTAGTTTTAAGAGTGTAATTATTTAGAAAATCACTTTGCAAATCTTCTTTTGAAATATTCTCTATTTCAATCTCAATTGCATATACCGTATCTTTAGTACTTAGTTTTCTAACATTAGTAACTGATACTTTTGCTGAATGTAACTTAACTTGTTCTCCAATTTTATGAATAGACATTTTTTGCTCTGCTGATTCTTTCTTTTGTTCAGCATCATTTTTAGAATCTGTTTTTTGACTTGAGCACCCTATAAAACTCAATACAAATAAAATAACCATCAATGCACTTATTAATTTCTTTTTCATATATATCCCCCCTCTTCAATTATATTAAAAACAATTTACTTTTTATGCTTTTTATTTCTTTAAACTAGGTAGTATCCACACATCATTAGCTTTTTCGACTATTTGATTTCCAACTATATTTTTGTTCTTTACAGCATTTATTAAATTTTTATCTAATGTAAATGAAATTACCTTACTTTCTGAACCATCTTCCATATCTGCTACTGCCCAATAATCTATTGTGTCAAACTCATCTCCACCTTGGTTTAATATCAAGTCTTCAACATTATATCCATTTTGATGTATTGTAGTTTTATTGCTATAACTTGGCTTTATTTTGAATTTTATTGTTAGTTTTCCCCCCTAATTTATTAGCCTCCATTACTTGGCCAAATTTAGCTTTATAATTAGATGTAACAACTATAGGAATATTATTATCTTCTTTTTGTGATGGATTTTCTATTTTTTTCTCTTTCTCTGTAAGTTGTCCTTTAGCTTTTCTTTCTTTATAATCCTGTTTTGAATTCCATAATCTTTCTGATTCCTCATTACTCATCCCTAATGATTTATGTTGCTCTATAAATAATCTTTTTATCTGGTCTCCATATTTCTTTTTATCATCTTCAGACATCTTGTATTCTATGTCTACAAGCATAACCTGCTCATCACTGGTTAGTTCACTATAACTTTTATTTAATAAAGCTTTCTCCTTGGAGTTTAGATTGCTATTACCGCTACTACAACTTACTAAAGAAAATATTATAATCAAACATAAAGTACTTATTTTAAAAATATTTTTCATGAAACCCCCCCCTCCTTTTCTGTCATATTATAACATATTTAGGAGGGGCATGCATATCACTTCTTTATATTCTTAAGTGCTTCTTTTAATTTATGGCCAAATTCTTTCATTGCTTCTTGTACTATTTCATCTATATCATCATTATCAAAATTGTTTTCTACATCTACATCTATATTTACATTTCCTCCACCAGCTCCAGCTAATTGAGGTTGTGCTACTGCAAATTGTCTCTTTTCTTTATTATCACTAAAAGAATATTTATTTATAATTTGGTTATTTACTTTATTTCTAGCTGAACTTACTCCTAATCTTTCTCCAGTTTCTTGCCATATCGATAAAGCTCTATCTCTTCTTTTGCTATTAAGAGGGATAACGGCCTCTCCACCTGGTTCTTCTGCAAATAAAGCAACATGTGGGGTTGTAAATATTCCTCCTGTGGCATGTTTCTCTTTGGGTTTACCTGTAACACTACCTGTTTCTATTAAATTTATAGTACCTGTTATCGGATGTTTAAGCCATTCTTTTATTCCATTCCAAGCCTCTTTTATTCCTGCTACTTTTTCGTGAAATACTGAATCTAATATATCTACTATTGCTTGTATTGGTGCAGTTAATAGACTTACTAATCCATTCCACAAATTTGTCATTATGTTAGTAGCACCAGAAACTATTTCTTTAGCTCCCTCAAACGCCAGTGACCAATCTCCTGTTAAAATTCCCACAACAAGATCAACTATTCCACTAAAGATTTCTGCAAATCCACTTAATATACCTATTATAGAACTAAACACTTCACTAGCTGTTTGCTGAATACTCTGCCATCCAGCATTTATTGCTGTTCTTGCAGTTTCAGATGTATTATAAAGATAAACTAAGGCTCCAACTAAGGCTACTATGGCTATTACAACTAGAGCAATTGGATTGGCACTCATAGCTGCGTTTAACGCCCATTGTGCCGCAGTCATTGCATACGTTGCTACAGTTGAAGCTATCATAATAGCTTTTTGAGTTATCCATGCTGCAGTTGTTGCTAAAATGCTCCAAACAGTTTTCCAACCTTGAATAGCATAATTAGCTAATGCAATAATTAAATTACCTGTTATTTTTCCTGCTGTAATGATAGCCTGTAATCCTAAATCAACTAAACTTCCAATTAAACTGCCTGCAATTTTTGCGCCAGCTATTACAGCTTCGACCCCCAACTCGAACCAATGAAAATACAAAGTTACCAATTATTCTGGCACCAGCTATTACTGCCTGATATCCTGTTCTAACAAATGCTATAAGCAAATCCCCAATCAATTTACCTGATGTAATAATAGCTTGTAAACCCAAATCTATAAGTTTACCTGTTAATTCTATAGCTATCTTTGTACCAGCAATTGCAGCTTGTATTCCTGTCTTAATTAATGCTGGTCCAAATATTGCCCCTAATATACTAGCAACTGTTTTTATTTCTTCTTCATTATCCTTTAGTGTTTGCTTGAAAGTTTCTAACTTTTCTTTTACTGTTTCTACTGCATTATCTTTAAAATCTATAAATTTTTGTTTAGCACTTTCTAGTGCTTCTTTTATTTTATCTATAGCATTATTTTTTAATTCTACAAATTTATCTTTTAAAGCTCCAGCCTTTTCCTTAATTGTATTCCAATTTTTATATAATAATACTCCTACTGTTGTTAATGCACCGATAGCAAGTGCAATCCATCCAACTGGTCCCATTAAAAATAGCATTGCTTCTCCAAATGTCGCTGCTCCTCCTGCTACTGCTGCAAATGCAAAACTTATATTGCTTAAAATAGGTCCTAAAACTCCAATTGTACTACCTATAGCTGCAGCTATTTTTAATGTAGTAAAAGCCGCAGTAACTCCAGCTATTATAGGTATAAGACTACTTAACAGTTGCTTTATTTTAGGAATTGATTTTGATATAGCATCTGCAACTTGGACTATTTTATTTGTTATATCTGGTATTTTACCAGTAAGCCATTTAACAAACTTTTTTGCGTAAGGTGCTAGTCTTTCTCCTAGTTCTATATTCATTCCTTCTACTGCACTTTTAAGTATTATCATTTGTCCTTGTAAACTATCTAGACGAGTTTCTGCCATCTTTCTTGCTGCACCATTGGAACCTTCTAATTCTTTAGTTAAAGATTGTAACTTCTCAGGTCCCTGCTCAACCAACGCCATCATTCCACTCATAGCCTCAGTTCCAAAAATCGTAGATATGGCTTGAGCTTGTTGCTGTTTAGTTAAACCACTCATAGATGTTTTCAGATTTCCTATGACTTGACTTAAAGGCAACATTTTGCCATTGCTATCGAACGCTTTGAATCCTAATTTTTCAATAGCTTCTGCCGCCTTCTCAGATGGATTTGATAGCCTAGCAAATGAAGCTCTTAAAACAGTACCTGCTTGTGCTTAATGTTATCCTATAGGTTCTTTATCCTATAGTTCTGTATGTTTCCATACAGGTCAGACTATATCTTTACCCTCAACTTAATGTTAGGGTAGTGGGTTCTCGTGTCGCTTTACCACCTTCAACATTATTTGTTAAGGCTCCATGCGTTAGTCGTTACACCTTCCTACTATTTTTAATAGGCTCGGCTCGGAATCGACTTGATTAATAATGATATAATAAAAGCATCCTATAAAAAGGATACTTACTTGTAATTATTCAAAAAAATTTTTAATTGCATTTTGTTATTTCCTTTATATCCATAAATATCGTGAAAGGCTTTATGGCAATTATCACAAAGGGTTATCCCATTTTCTATATTGGTTCTTAATTCTTTGTGTTCCATATAGTTAAATATGTGATGGGCATTTAAGTTGCCTCCTTTATTATCTCCACAACATTGGCAAGTATAATCATCTTTTTTAAATACATTATTTCTCCATTCTTCATAGCCTTCTATGTTTCTGTTCCTAATTCTATCCATTTCGTCTTTATTGTGGTCATAGTTAGGACTGTTTTCACCAGAATAATGCTTGCTGAAACCTTTATATCTACATTCATTGGAGCAGTAGTTATGTTTATATTTTTCTATTTCAAAAATATTTCTGGTAAATATTTTTCCACACACATCACATTTAACTTCTGTTTGGCTATATTTAGGATGATTTTCTCCTTGTATAACAAAAGATTGTCCTTTATGCTTGCATTCAATAGAACAATAGTCAAATTTACTCCTTTCAATTTGAGATGGTGTTTTTTCAAATTCTTTACTGCATATATCACACTGTACTTTTATCTTGTTGTTTTGGCATTGTGGCTTACATTTACCGCTACAATATTTTGCATTTTTATATGCTGTTTTAAATGTTTTACCACACGTTTCACAAGTATTGATATACTTTTTTCTTTGTTTTAATCTGCACTCTTTGCATTTATTTTCATAACCATCTTTTGAGTTTTTAGATTTAATAAATTTACTAATATCTAATGTTTTGCCACAAGCTTTACATATTTTTTGTATAATAAATACACCTCCGTAGTGCTTTCCTACATTTATATTATAATATATTTTGATTTATCTACCATTATAATTTTAGCGTTTTCCGAGTTCTCCCACTTGTTTATGCTGCCGATTTCTCGCAACCGGGCCACAATAATCGGTACCAATTATTTTTAACCCTTTTATATTAGCATCTGCGAGCATACCTATTGCAGCGCTTGTTTCTTCAAAGGAAATCCCAAGTGCTTTTGAAACAGGAGCCACATACTTCATAGATTCACCAATTCCAGATATGTCTGAATTAGTAGCAGCTGCAGTATATGCTAAAACATCAGCTACATGTGTAGTTTTTTTAGCTTCCATTCCAAATGCTCTAAGAGTTCCTGCGGCAATGTCCGTTGCCTGAGCTAAATCTATATCGCCAGCGCTAGCCATGTCTAACAATCCTGGTAATGCTGCTATAGTTTCCTGTACTTTAAAGCCTGCTTGGCTTAGTAGCATTTCTGCATCCGTTACATCTTTAGCTGACCATGCAGTTTCTGCTCCTAATCTTCTAGCCTCTTTCCCCAGCACTTGCATTTCTTGTGCAGTAGCTCCACTTATAGCCTTAACATTAGCAAGTCCCTGTTCAAAGTTGGAAAAATCTCTTACTGCAGCAGTTACTCCTAAACCACCTATCATTAATGCTCCTGCTGTAGCTATAGCTGCTAATTTAGAACATGCAGCCTTGGAAAAACTAGATAACTTTCCTTCCATCTTTTGCAGCGGTTTACTTAATTTATCTTTCAATTTAACAGAAGGACTAGCTTTTATTTTATCTAAAGCTTTAGTCCTTTTTTCTGTTTGTTTTGCAAATCTCTCGGTTGCTGTTAGCTTCTTTTTGGCTTCACTATCTCCTTCAACTCCAATTTTTATATCTAGTCTATAAATTTCTTTTTTAGCCAATTATCTAGCCCCCCCCTTTCGGGCTTCTTCAGCTTTCTTTTCCTGCTCTATTTCATAGCTAGAAAAGGCAAGGAGTAATTTCCTTGCCATATCGTTTCTAGACATAACAAAGTCTGGGGGGGACATATCATGTTTTACAAATAAATTGTAAAGTACTGTGACTTTGCCTCCCAGACTTATTAGTTTTTATATCTTCAATTTTTTCCAATTCTTCATCAAATCCACTTAATTCCAACACCTTATCTCCCATAGCAGAAGTTTCTCCTGCTAAGAATTTCTTTCTTATAACCTGTTTACCATCACTTGCTTTTAATGTATCTAATAATTTAGGATTATTCCAATTTGGGCTTACTGTTGCCGTTTCTATAAGTGCTGCATTAAATTCTTCATCATCCAATTCTTTTATTCTTTTTCCTCTTTCTTTTCTAGTATAAGTACATTGTCTTTTTATTTTATTTATTTCTTTTTCACTTAGACCTTTTAAAGTTACTGGAATACCTAATCGTTCTATAAAATAAGTAGCTTCTGGAACTTCATCAGGCTCCATAAGTCTGTTTATTATATCTTCCTCTGTCATATTTAATATTTCTTCATCTTTTATTTTTTCATTACTCATTAATAATTCCTCCTAAAATTTATTTATTCTACAACTATTGGATCTAAGAGCTCATAACCTTCAAATGTAAAAGGAGTTTCCTCCTCCACTAATTCATTAGCTTTTAAATTTATAAGATTTAATTTATCTGCCATGCAATTCATTAAGCGAATTCGTTCATGTCCATAAGCTTCTGGGTCTTCTAAAGATGAAATAACTTCAAATCTTTTAAACCCTCTTTGAATCATAGCTGAACTTACTTTATATCCGCTCATTGAACCTGTACCTTTTTTAGAGCCTTGTTTATATCTTGTCCAATCATCTCCAACTAAGTTAAGTTCTTTTTTATCTAACTCAACCTCAGCTGTTGTTTCTGTTAAATTTGTTTGCCATTCTCCATCAATAAGAATTTTCCCTTTAGAACCATGTATGGTTCTGCTTGCATCTAATGCCATAAACTATCCCTCCTATCTTAAATATCCTGTTCCATAGATACGCTTCATAATATTTACGTATTTCGCATCCCACTTCCAGAAAAATTCATCATTTTCAGCTTTTTCTTGCAGCTCCTCGTTGATTTCAACTATGAAATCCTCTATAACTCCTTCTTTTTCTAATACCTCAAAGTATTGCTTTAAACCACATATAACAACTAATTGTCCTGTTTTATCGTTTGGTATTTTACCTATCCATTCTTTTCTTTTTAATGAGGTATCTCCATCAACTGCGTTCATAAATTTAATTCCTCTTATATAACCCCCCCATGTATCGTTTTGATCTTCTTGATATCTTTTTAATGTATTAACATCATCAACTACGATAATTTCATTATCATCTTGTGCTAAAACTAATGTTCCTGAAGCTAAAGCAATTTCTACTTCTTCTTTACTAAGTCTAGGTTCAACATCTTCAAATATAGTTTTTTGGTTACACATACTTTCCTTAAGACGTTGTCCTGTTGCTAATCCAGCTATATAACACGCTGTTTCTGAAGGTGTATACTTTATACCTTCATAGTAACCGCTAACACCTACATTAACTATTCCCTCGAAATTAAATTCTTTACTCTTTGTATTAGCTTGCTGAATAGTATCTGTGTCCTTAATTCCTAAGTAAGCAATTATATTGTTGCCTTTAGTTTTATTTCTCTGCACCCAACCTTTAACTGTGCTTTGTAGTGATTCATCAGTTATCCCATCAAGCGTAAAACCATCAGCTTTATATCCCTCAAATACTTCCATGGATTTAATATAATGCTCACTAGTTATATTAGAATTTCCATCATTGCCTCCTTTAAGGGTTTCATTAGCTATATTTTGTAATTTCCCATTACCTTCATCTGTTTTAGTAACCTTAAGCCATGTATTTTCTACATTTTCATTTATAGAGTTAGCTATTTCTTCTATAGTTCCACCAAGTTCAGAGAATACATATAGCTGTTTAGCAGCTTCATATAAAATCAAATCTTTCTTAGTATCATCTACTATATTTGTTCTAATTGTTATATTAAAATCTCTAGTTGTAGGATATTGGGTTTCTATTTTTAAAACCTCTGTATCTTCTGTGTCCTTAAGCATTACACTTGCTATCTTTTCTGTACCATCTGTAAGTCTATACAGTAACAGCTCCTTAGGCTGTCCTAGTAATGCTAATCTACCTAATCTATAAGCTGTATTGTCTTTACCGAACTTACTTATTAAGTCTTTTTCATCTTTTATACTTACTACTTTTTCTACAGGTCCCCCCCAATTAGCTTTAACTGGCATGGCCAAAATGCCATGTATTCCAGTTCCTATTCTTTTTTCTGCTAATGATTTAAATCGGTTGTAAAAACCCGGTATAGTAGGTCTATTATTTTCATTCCATACTCCTGTGGCCATTATTCCACCTTCTTTCCTAAGAAATTTTTAATTCTTCCTTCAAATTCTTTTTTAGTCATTTCTTCTTTACCACAATCAAATAAAGCACCAACTGCTACCTCTTTTCTGTAGCCTGTTAGTGCTTCACAATTTTCTATTAGATCTTGTACCGGATATAATTCCTCTTGGATTACATTAGCTTCTTCATCCATATTAATCCTCCTATTCTAAACTTCCTCTACTATAGATCTTATCTATAGTAGGAGTATTATCTTCTATCATTTTTCTTCTACTAAGTTCTATTGTAAGTTGCCCTGTAGAAAGCATATCTGCCTCTCTATCCTCAGATATACTTTCTACAGTTAAGTACCTTCTTTCTTTTATATCTAAAGGTATTTTTAAATCTGTGATAAGCTTATCTTCTATAATACCTAGTAACTCATTTATTTCAGATTTATTTCTACTTACTACATGACATCTTAATGTTTTATTTATTTTAATTAAAGCTGCATTAATTCTTTCTCTACCTGAATTTGTTGTTCTCCATAATATAGAAGGTGCTTCAAAATCCTTTTTCCAATTATTCAAGTAAATTGTATAATTAATTATTTGTTTAGTGTATTCTTCTAAAGCATCTAACCATTTATCTTTATTAACTTCATCTTCTTCATGCAGAGAAATAACTTCAAATCTTAATCCTCTAGTTATAGCATTCCATTCCTCGTCAATAATGTCTTGACCTATTGCTCCATTAAAAATACAAGTAAAAGTTTCATCTGCATTAACATCTTCTATAGTTTGTAAATCTAAAGATTTAATTACCTTTTCAGATAAAGCATCTAACTTTTGAAATGTAGTTCTTTTTTCATAGAGCCATATTTCTATAGTTCTTTTAAAACTTGTAGGATTATTTTGTTCATCATCACTGCCTTGCAAAATTACTGCATAAGGCTTTACTGTATCTTTAGATGGAACTGTAGGCTCATAGCAATCTTTAAGTTCTAGAATACTATCTATTAACTTTTGTCTTATACCAGCTCTCAATTCTAATCATCACTCCAATATTTAAGCACTGCTGATTTAATAACTTCTCTACTACCTTCTAATGTATTTTCTATAGTTTTAAAACCTTTTGTGCCTGGATGATGTACTTCTCTAACTGGATGTGCTGCGCCTTTCCAATATAAGGCCTTACCATTCTTAGGTGTTATAACATGAGGTTTTGACCCTTCTTCTAATATCTCTCCATAATCTACACCATGGGCTAAATATATTGAATAGTTGTTTCCTACACTTTCACATCCGCCTTCTAATCCTTGTCTAGCATGAGAAGTATCATCTTCCCATTTAGCATTACGCTTAGCCTGACTTTCTAATCCTTTAGCCATTCTATTACATAACACACTCATTCCTGCTTTTTTCTTTGCAATATATGCAATAGCTTCAAAACTCATATTAATCAATCCTCTCAAGATCACACATGTACCCACATATAATATTTTCTATTTGTATAGGATAAGTTGCAGTAACTTTCATGTGGCCTTCTAAACATTTAAACTCAATAGCTTCTTTAGAATTAATTTCTATATCTGCATCCTTATTAACAATCATTTTGTATTTATCAGTACTGTAAGATGTTCCCTGTGTTTTGCTATCTATAACTATCTTATTTGAACTATCCTCAAGATATATAAGGACCTTAATAGTCTTTTTAGCTTCTACTTCTTCAAATGCTCCATCAACAATAAGTTTTTCAGTATGTTTAATTTCTATTGTCGTAGGATTCAATTCTATTCCTTTATCAATTGTATCTATAATCTTTTTAGCTTTTAAAGTAGACATCTAACATCCATCTTCCCTTCTCATAGATGTTTTATATCTTGTAGCCTTACTTGGATTTAAATTAACCTGTTCTTGTAAATAATCAGCCTGATACATAGCCGCTAAGTTATTCCAATAATCTGGATCAGCATTTTCCACTTCTATAGGTCCTACTTTTATTTTTTTATCAGTATTAGCTTTCATTAAGCAACCACGCCAACTAGCTTTTAGAATATTATTATCATTAACTGCAAGTAAATTATTTAATTCTTCATCAGTGAATACAGAATATTGGCTTTCGTTTAAATTAATCTTTAATATTTCTAAAGGTGTAAGTTCCATTCTTATTCACCTTCTTCTATTTCAGCATATTTTTTTAGCTCCCCCCCTAAATCACATTCCTTAACTTCAAATTCTTCATCAATTTTAATATGTTTACCTCCATATTTTATATATTGCTTAGCCTTAGCTTTAAAAGTTTTTTTCTTCCACTTTTTCATCTTCCATAATATCTATATTTTCTTCTTTAGACTTTGCCATAATAAAAATCTCCTTTCTTATATAAAACTAAAGAGCAGTCATATTTACTACTCTACTTAATATACTGTTGCAAAGAATACTTCATCTGCCCTATCAAAACTTACTATAGGCATTACACTTACCTTAGTATCTACTGTAACTGGATCCTCTTTAACCATAGTTGTTACTGCTATTCCTGTGTCAACCATATAAGTATCTAACTTGCTTGAACCACTTTGCTTATCAAACTCTTCAGGTGTAGTTCCATAAACAGTATTTCCTAATGTATTTCCACTCATGAGTGTTACTTTACCATCCACATAATATGGAACTGGATCAGCACCTTCTGATGGAATATAAGTAACATCTTCTAAGAATACAACTGTTAATTGAAGTACCTCTTTTACAAATTGAATGTAATTTGCTTGACTTAAAATTAATGAAGTATTTAAATTACTATTCTTAATATGATTTGTAATAGCTTTATTAACTAAAAATGTACTATCAAAAGTATTTTCAGTTAATATTAATGTTTTAGGTTTTGCATATTGGTCATTTGTAATAGCCTTCTGCCATGCCTTTATATCTCCTATAATATCAGCATCAGTATTTGTCCACTTATCTGTTCCAGTTAATACTTCCCTATGATTATCTGGAACCCCATATTCTACTACAATATCCCCATCTCCTGATGTGAAATTTAATAATCCATTTTGAATTACTGATGATCTCATCTTCTTTGAAATTATATTTGCTCCATCTATTAAATTTGAATAATTTTCAAATACTTGTCCTAATAGTGCATTTACAAAATTTTCATTATTCGCTCCTATTGCATTTTGTAAATCTCTTCTAGTTGTTTCATCAATCCCCCCCATGCCTTCCTTAAAGAAAGGTATTTCTGTTGATTTAACTGTTAAATCCGCACTTAATGCTCTCATTTTTGTATTTGCATCAAAAGTACTCATTCTTAAAGCTATTGGTTTCTTTTTAGCACCTTTAGCTATTTCTAACTTTGTTCCACTAACTTTTTTATCTGGGAATAGAGCCTTATCTATTGTTTGTTCTCCTGGTAACTCTTTAATATAAAGAGCTATGTTCTTTGAATTAATATAATCTCTTAAATTAGGCATATTTTCTCCTCCTTATTCTCCAAAAATTATTTGTTTTAATGCTGCCATTTCAACTTTTTTAATAGCTTCATCTGAATTAAACTTGACTGCTGATTCATATAAAGCACCATGTATAAATACTGGCACTACTTCTGTTGCATCATCTTTATCTGATGTTGGCGACATTGAACCTTTAAAAGATATATCTTGATACACAACTCCCCCCCAAGCATCTGTTTCACTTAAAGTTGAAGTTACTTTCTTACCATCTTTAGTTATTAAAGTACCCGCTGATAGCACCTCACTTGTATCTAATAATGTTTTTATATCACCTTTTTTTACTTTCAAAGGTAAAGAAATAAAATGATCCCCCCCAGCTATTAATCTTAGCTTATTTTGTTTAGCTCCTATTGTATAACTTGACTGTCTCACTTGTTATCACTCCTTTATTTTTATTTAGCAAAGTCTGTTAAACTTTTTGCTTTCATATTTTCTGCTCTTTGCTTTCCTAGTTCACTTGCAAAATTGCTTTTAGTAGGTTCTTGTCCTCCTTCATCTCCACCAGTACCAAATGATCCTGTGCCTTTTATCTCTTTATCGAATAAATATTCATGACTTGTTTTAAGTGGTTCTATTTGTTCTTTAAGACCTATAACAGTATCTCCATCTATTTTTAGCTTATCTTTATCTATAAGCGCCATAATAAGCTTTTTATCCTTAACATTAAAATCACCTAATCCTTTTTCCAAAGCATTATTAAAAGCAATATCACTTAATTGTTTCTCATAAGTTTCTTTTTGTGTTTTATTATCTAATTCTAACTTTTCAAATTTTTCTTTTAATCCATTAACATCTTTATATTGTTCTTTTAAGCTTTTAAGTTGAGTATCCCTCTCGCCAACTTGCTTTTTATATTCCTTAGCCTGTTCATTTACCTGGTCAAATATAACCTTAGGAATAAAAGCACCTCCTGATACATCCTCAAAATCCTTATCTTTATATTCTTTTTGCTTATCTACTGGAAGTTGCTTAAATATCTCTTCTCCTATGATTTTTTTTAAAATTGCCATTGTTATAATTCCTCCTAATCTCTAAAAAAGATAAAAATAAAAAAAGCTATACAATCTTTAGCTTTTAAAATAGTCTTAACTGTTCAAATTATGGGCTATTAGTTCACACCCTTTCTTAGTTATTTGATAATTAGGTCTTTCTTCATCTTTGTTATCCTTATATTTACTTCTTATAAAGAAATCGACCAAGTGAAAATTCCCTTCGTTAAGATATTTGCTATACCTTCTAATGTCTTTTAATAATTCACTATGTTTCTTATCCGTCATTATAGCTACTTCTCTACTATCTAAAGTTAAATTATCATTGTTAATAGTTGTTACTTCACATCCCATTAATTTCACTCCTATTTTATACGAAATAAAAAAGCCTTATTTCTAAGACTCATAACGCTCTAACCATTTATCCAATTTAAAATTAGATTTTCCATTATTCCAATCCTTTAATTCTTTAATAACCTTATCAATATCCTCATTTTCTTCTGTAAAATAACAGAGGCAGTTTGGGTGTTGCATTGGAACTTCATTTGGTTTAAATACTTTTCCGTCATAATCATCACATTCGTCTGTCTTGCCATGCATTCTAGCACTATGACTAGCACTTAAATTCCACTTAATACCCTTGTTAAATGGATTCTTTTTAGCATTTTCTATTGTTGTTTCTGCAAACGAATGACTTATTGAAGTCCTAGCTAATCTTTGAGCTTGATATGAAACCTTAGAGTTCATACCCGAAACTAAAGTTTTAGCTTCAGTTCTTTTTAAAGGATTAACATACTTATCTACCTGTTTAGCTAATGTTCTAGCATTAGCTCCTCTTGCTACATTAACTTTTATAAGAGTATCTATATCCTTAGCATTACTTTTAGTTACATTCCAAATTCTTTTATCTAATGTTTTACCATCTTTATAATAACCACCTTGAATAAGCTTACTTACAGTTTTTCTAGATGTATTTAAAACCATATTATTGAACATAGTTGATAAAGCTACATCATCCGTGATAGATTTATAATAAAAATTCTCAACTGCTGATGCAATCTGTGAGCTAGTTCTATATTAGCCTTTACCACTGCATTTAATTGAGAGTTTAATTGATTAATATTAACTTGTACTAATTCATTTAGCTTTCTTAAATAAGTATCTTGGGAAGATGTTCTACAACTAACTATCTCATTGCTTAATTGATTTGCTAGTTCTTTATATAGCCTTAAAAGTTCTTTTTCTTGTGCCTTATTAAGCTTTAAGAACTTCTTTCTAGCATCTAACACTCTTTGTTGGTATAAATTCATTATTCATCACCAGCAATTCCTTTGTTATTACACTTATCATCTACATTATCCAATTCAGCATCTAAAGCTTTATTGTATTGATCAGATTCTGCATTAACTATCATTGCTTTCTCTTCTAATATTTCTTCAAATGCTTTTTCAACATCTTCTTCATCACTGTATTCTTTAATATAAGATTTCCTACTTCTAACATCTGTTTCTACTTCTTTCATAGCTAAAGTTTTCTTTTCATCTTCATCATTTGGGATAGGGTAGTTTTGTTTAATTAGCTTAGTATATTTCATATTAATCCAAGCTTTATCAAATACCCCCCCTGGATAACATACTGAGCCTACTTCAATAATGAAATTCATTAAATTTAATAATGGCTTTTCCCAATCATTAAACTTCTCTTCACACCTAGCAATTAAATCATTATAAAGATATATCATAGCTTTAGCACTAGGTATATTATTTAAATCACTTATCTTAGGCATATCTAGTGTTTCTTTCATATCACTATCTGCTCTATCAAGATAAGAATCCAATGCTGAACTGCTACCTATATTGTATTCTTGTCTCTGAATAGTAGCTTGCATCCCTTCTGCCAACGCTTCATCTCTAGTTTTTATTGCATGAACTGCATTAGGAGCTATAGTTAATCTATTTACATCCTCTTCATTTGCATCAATAATGGATTCAGAACCAAACATCTGGAATCTTAAAGCATCTGCAAAATCACTATTTCTTTTATTATATTGATTTTGTGCATCTCTTAAATCAGTGATATCACTTTCACCAAATGTGTTGTTTAGTTCACCACCATTTCTTATAAGCCAACATGGTATAGTAGAAAATCCTGTATCATATTCAATTTTTTCTATTAAATCTGTATTCTTATAAGTTTCTTTTCTATACCAAGCTTGCAGTGCTTTAGTATCTTCATCTACTTTGTAATAGTAAGTATGTAAATAATACAACTTATCCTTATCTTCTTCTTTACATACATTCATTTCATCTTCTTCAAAGAATACTGCTTTTAGTAGCCTTCCATTCTTCTCTTTATAATAAAAATTTTCTATACTCTCATACTTAATTATAATTGGTTCTCCTGGATTAGCTTCTGCTCTTAGAAGTACTCTCTTTTTAATGGTAGCTTCTAAGAATGCTTTTCTAGTATTATTCCAGAAATTATTATTTTCAAATACATCTTCTATAAACTTTCTTAGTTCTTCACATTGTTCCTTATCCTTTAAATCATCAGCTTTAAATATAATAGTAGGCTTTTTTCCAAACATCCAACGTGCTTGTTTCTTTAATAATGGTTTAACTTTATTTCTAATATCTTGAGTAGGTTTATAATCCACATTATCATCTATTGGCCAGTTTTGACCGTATAATGCTGGATTGTCTTTTGCTTTTTCTAAATCTATAGATTTTCCTTTATAATAGTAATAATCTATGAACACTCTTTTTCTTTCCGATATTTCATTATCCGGAAGTTTTAACAATGTATCTCTTATTGTCTTTACTTGTTTTTCCACTAGAATACTCTACCTCCTTTCCTTCCATATGGATCAGTAGTTGTCTGCTTAACAACACCTTTTCCTTTCTTATATATTGAATCGTCATATTCTTCAATTCTAAATCTTAATATTGTATATATAAAATATCTTATTGCATCCATACAATGGTCATTATCTTTTAACACTTCTTCTACTCCATGATCTAGTTTCTTAGGGTCCCATACATAAGAACTAAACTCCTTTAATGTTTCTTTACATATATCATTAACATAAAATAAACTAAGATTTAAAGCACTAGCAACAGTTCTTATTCCATCTAGCACATCATTCTTAGCCTTTAATATGTTTTTAAATCCATCATCTCTTAATTGTTTTATAAAACTTGCTGCACTTGGATCAACTATTATTTTTACTGGAACTATATCTCCTAAAAACTTCTTTAACTCCTTAGAATATTGAACATCTGATTTTTGTAAACTTGTATCTCTACCACTATAATAGTATTCTTTTACAATGTACCATTTATCATTGCATAATCCCCATAAAAGAAATACAGTAGCATTTTGAGTACCATAGTCTATTGACACATAATATTTTTCATACTTTCTAGGTATTGTTTTAACCTTATGAAAATCCTCATTGAACATGTCATAGATAACACCTTCAGCTAAACACCATAAACCTAAGATATAACGTTTATAAAATATACCTGAATACATTCTCTTATATCTTTCTTTTACTTTTTCAGAAAGACTTAAGTTATCATCCATAGTAAAGTGTAAATGTACAGCGTTCTTCTCTTCTAACTTATCTAAGTACTCAACCTTAAACCAATGATATGGTCCATCTGGATTACAGTTAAACCACATCTTAGCTCCTTCTACTGAGCATCTTGCAGTAGCTTGATTAACAAAACTTTGTGGCATTAATGCAACTTCATCAAATAAGACACCTGCTAATGTTATACCTTGAATTAAGTCTTGCGAGCCCTCATCTTTACCACCAAATAAATAAAAATCATTGCTCTTACCATTTTTAGATATAGTAAGATAATTTTCATTAGATGCTCTATGATCTTTACACTTATAACCTCTACCTTTTAACATTCTTTTAAGTGGCTTTATAACATTTCTTCTTAAAGAACCTATTGTTTTACCACATAAGGCAAAGTTTTCGCTATCAAAAGTTTCATTGGCCCACATTACAAAAGATAATGACATTACTATAGTTTTACCTGCTCTTACAGAACCATCTGCAATTAATATATCTTTTCTTTTTACTGGTGATAGAACATTCCACCAAGTAAGAACTTGAACTTGTTTGTCTGAAAAAGGTTTAAATTTAAATACTCTTTCTTTCTTCTTTTTCTTACTCATTGTTCCATACCTCAGTTGCTCTACCATTTAATGCATCTAAGAATCCATCATCTTCAACCTCTGTTTCATCACCATTAACTTTAGATTTTTCTAATTCAAATTTTTCCCTAGCTATTTCAACCTTAGTTTTTCATTATCTATTTTTATTTTAGTTTCAGTAGATAGGAGGTCTAATCTATCACTTAGCCACTGTAGAGCTTTCATTTTGTCTTGAAGTTTTACAGATACCCCCCCATTCTTACCTTGTGATACTTCTGAAATCATAGTTCCATCAACTTCACTACTACTCTTAAAATCTACATAGTTTACTTCTACCATTACAGGATTGTTATCTTCATCTTTATCTACTTCTATTTCTTTTCTTCCAAAGGTTACATAGTCAGTTATATCTGCAAATGCTATATCAATATATTTTTGGATTACACTCTTTTTTACAAACTCTTTATTAAACTGTGCTTCAGTAAGTTTTTCTATTTGTTCCTTTATCTTAGTATTTCTTAGTAGATTACTTCCGTTAACCATAGCTGTTTCATATGAACAATTATATACCTTCTTATATGCTTTAGTTGCATTTAAACATCTACTATATATAACACAAAAGAGCCTCTGCTTATCAGTAAGTTCAGTATTTTCTAATACCTCTTTTACTTCTTCTCCAATAGGCTCTTCTTTATTATTTTTATTCTTATTTTTTGTTGCAACACTCTTTCGTTGCGTTGCACTTTTTGTTGCAATATTTTTATTTGTTTCACTATCCCAATTCTCTCTATTTTTTCTACTTCTTAAAGTGGAATATTTAACTCCATGCTCTTCTGCAAATTCTTTTAATTTTACTTTCCCATTTAATTTTAAATATTCTTCTTTAATTAAGTTCCAATCTGGTCCTCTTATGTTTTCCATACCACCACCTCATACTAACTGTTTTTGTTTGTTTTGTATATAAAAAGAGCCTAATTTCTATTAGACTCTTCTATTTCTTCATTTTGTAGTTCTTCTATTTCTTTACCTTTCAGATCAGATATTTTTTTCTGTATTTTCACTTCTTTCATCATAAAAAACTTCAATGGCTTTTATATCCTTTGCCCTTAAAACAACCCATGCAGTATTATCTGAACTTAAATCATCTATTACTTTTATACTATCATCACATTGATTTTTATACTTTATATATTCACTTAACATAATATGAATATCGTCAAAATTATTAGCATTTTCATATTTTCTTAGCCTTCCTTCATATATAACTTCATCTGTTAAATGAACTCGCATAAATTCTCCATATTTTTATCATCAATATCATCGAATATATTAGAATGTATTGTTAAATTTATTCTTAAAAATTTTAGAATTTTATTAAACTTATCACTCTTAATAAATAAACCAAGAATTATTCCACTAACAATAGATATGATGACAATAATGAATATACTATTTGTTTCATTTATCCATTTTTTAAAAACAAATTCAGTAATACCTTTAATAATATAACTGCATACTATATAATTAAAAAAATCAACTTTATCTCTTGATTGTTTTCTTTGAATAATAAAACTTATTATACATATAGTTATATATCCTGGAACAATATATATAATTAAACTAGGTAAATAATCAATAAGTTTTTTATATTATCAATGTTATCTATCATTATTTATTTTCTCTTGATGAACTACTCGGTGGCTTAGGTCTTGGTCTTGTAGCTGGCTTTGTGGTTGTACAATTATCATTTATAGACTTTTTACCAGAATTTCCGCCTTTTACATTTCTGTTATTATTTTTACTGTTGAACATTGCATTCCCTCCTTTCAATGTAAATACTTCTACTCAATGTAAATACTTCTACATTTTAGGAGGATTTCCTTCCTTTTATAACATTTAAGTTATTAATTTCTGCTCTAGAAAATTTATATTGACAAAATAAGAAAGAGCCTAATAAAGCTCTTTTTCTTCTAATTATTCATAGAATATAATAATATTATACCTATTAGTATGAGTATTATTAATATTAATACTGATAAATATTTTAAAAATAAGATATTTAATATGAATAATATTATAACTAAAACAATATTTAGAATTATTTGCCATGTAGGTACGTTTTCAAAATACCAATTATAATTGTCATCTAAAACATCCCTTATAATTGGTACTTCAGCTATTAAAGATATTATACATATAATAAATAATGACCAAGAAACTAATCCTAATAAAATTGAAATAAGATATTTATCAGGGTTAGACAGCAAAAACTTCATTGCTTCTCTAATACCAGCAGGTTTTTCCAATCCTTTACTAGCAAATATATAGGCTACGATCGATATTACCTGTAAACCTAAAATAACATAAATCATATTATTTCTTTGCAATTTTCTCATGCTATTCAAAAATTTTCTCATTTGTATTTATACACCTCCCTTCTGAATTTTATATTCAACATTTATTCTACATATTCCTTCTTTATTTTTACATTTTATGAAGGTTTTTTACATTTTATATAGAATTATACTTATCAAAGGAGATGATACAATGTCGGCACATATTGAAATTACCTATATAAATAATGATCCTGCTGGTAAGGATACAAAATGCAAACTTAATGACGAATGGGTATGTATAAAAAATGTTGGTGATTCTTCTGTCGATCTTTCAAGTTGGATATTAACAGATTGGAGACCTGAACAAAAACATATTCACAAATATACGCTACCAACTTATATAAATTTTTACTCAACTTGGACATTATCACCTGATGAATTATTATTTATAATGACTGGGTCAGGAACTGATAAATACTTTGAGAAAACTGATAAATACTCAGCTCAATTCCATTTATATCAAAATAGGTCACAATTTATTTGGAATAATACTGGTGATACAGCTTGTTTATATGATACTTCTGGCAATCTAGTTTCTACTCTTACAGTGTAACTGCTAAGACTAAGGCTTTTTAATAAGTCTTAGTCTTTTGCATTGCTTTTGTTTAATTCTCAATTTTCCTTTACATATATTATCTTTGTATAATTCACATATGTTACATTCTTTGTTTTTAATCATATTAAATCATCTACCTTGATTCATTAAATAAAAACATGTTTTATAGTATCTTAATTAATTTACTTATTTATTTTATAATAATTATCTCTCTATCCATTTCTTAAAATTTTTATACAGACTAAACGCTAAAATGGCTCCCATTATGTTATCCACTCTTCTAACTATTATTAATCCATCTATACATAATTCTAAACATTGCCATACTAATACTACACAAGTATTAATTCCAATTAATATTAATAGTACTTTTTCATTTTCTCATTCCTTTTAGTTTACTTTTAATTTACCTTACATAATTATATTTAAGTAACTTACTCTATTTTCCCCATGTTTTTTGCTTTATGCTTCCACCTTTACCCCCCCTACAATAACTATCATGTTTCATCATTTCAACATAATCAGAAAAGGAGAGGTCATCTTTCTTACCTCTCCTACATTTTTTCTTATTCTGTTTTCTATTTTTATTTAATTGCTTATATGTGTTCGGCTGCTGTGTTTTTAATATCTTTTCTATCCTCACCTGGACCACCTACCTCACATTGATTTGCACAACTAGTTAAATCTACTTTGCATCCCATGTAATGCTTACAAAATCCGTTATTTCCTTTTTCAAAATTCTTGCAGTACTTCTTTTGATTTTCTTTATATACACTTTTACTATGTATCTCTTCCTTTTGAGAAAATATATGTTTATCTAAAAATTTACTTAGCTCCATTCTTATTCTCCTTATGTATATGAATATAATCTCCTAGGCAATTCTAGGTATGTAAAAAGCACCTAAGGTTTATATTCCTTAAGTGCTCTTTGATATTTAACTATTTATTTGTTCCTTCATACTCTCTTACTTCAAAAGATGCTATCTTATCATGTACTATATATTCTTTAACTGTTTTATAAGGATTAATCTTTTTATTGAATGAATACAATGATGGACCTTTACCATTAGATCTTTCTTCAAACCAATTTATAAACTTTTCTACTTCTTGCATACTTACATCATATTCTTTTGTAGCTCCATTTACTAAAGATATACTTAATATAGCATTATTTTTATTTTCCTCTACCTTTTTAGTAATATTAACTTTACAAGTAGCTGTTAAATCAGTACCTTCTACTTTAACTGTTATTGTTGCTTGCCCTTCTTTTATAGCTGTAACTTTACCTTCTTGATCTACCTTAGCTATGCTTTCATCACTTGATTTCCATATAACTTTCTTATTCGTAGCATTTTCAGGTAATACTTTAGCATTTATCTTATCCGAACTACCTTCTAGTAAATCCATTGATGTTTTATCTAATGATATAGACTCTACTTTAGTAGTTTCTTCATAAGGTTTCAACTGTCCATTTTTGTCTATATCTGCAGCATCAAAGTACATCAGATTGTTTGTATTACTATCTAACAAATTGGTTATTTCTACAGTGTGCTCCTTATAAACTAAATCTTTTTTTTCAAAACATACAGTCGGGTTAGCTTGGTTATAGCTTCTAGCTTCAAATATATATGGAATTCCATCAATCTTTATTTCTATATTGTTAGTACAATAATATCTTGAAAACATAATTATTCTGATTTTATCTGTTACAGCATTAAATTTTACTTTTGATAAATACCCATTTACTTTACTACTTGTATCATTAAATATCATAGAATGTCCGCCAGAATAAGCAATATCAGCGTACCTTATCCAACTTGTATGCTTCCCATTTATATAAGAGAAGTTATTGTTATCCTCCTCCATTCTTTTCCATCCTTCCTCAGGTTGGAATAATTTTTGTCCTACTTTTGTCACATTATTTTGAGCATAAACAGCATAATCATTTTTAATAAAACTAAATACAAAAACAAACAATAATACCATACTCATAATTAAGCCTATTTTCTTTTTCATTGTCTTGTCCTCCTTATTCTTGATACCTATATTATATAATTACATCTTTCACCATATCAAGAATAAGATTCCTACAAATTCTCTTATATCTTACAAAATTATTAATTTTTTTAACAATAATTAAACTTAGATTAAAGGTTAATATATTTCTTATTAATTTACTCATTCTAATATAAAAAGACACCTAGAATTAACTAAGTGCTTTTTTAGTACATACACAATACATTGTATTTTTTTATTTTAGCAGTTACCGTGTACGATAAGTCCCTGCTTTATATATTTTTGCTTAATATCATAATAACATAAGTAAATCGGACAATGGGGGACAACTTTATTTTAAAAATCTTTCTGCAACTTTCCTAACACTTTCTGTAGTAGTTCCTCCGCCCACATTTGCAGCTACCTCTTCCCATGTTAGTCCATTTATATATCTTAAACTTATAATCTGCCTTGTTAAACTATCTTCTATACCTTCTATAAATTCATTTGTTTCTTCCACCAAATCCATCAATTCACTTATTCTTCTACTTAATTTCTTTCTTAATCTAATTGTTTTCCTGTTGTATTCTTCGTAGTCTACGCCCTCTATAGTAAAACTTCTTTTCACATAAGGGAAATGAGAACTAGAACCTTTTACTTTATCAATTGCCATTGTACATTCTAGATTATCTATTTGTTTCTTTATCGCTTCTATTTCTGTTTTTAGATATCTTAATTGCTTTAGTTGTTCCTTATCCATGCTTGTCCTCCTATTCATAGAATCTACTTTTGTTCCAAGTTTTACTCTTATTTAAAGTTTTAATTTCTTTTATATCTAAAGGTTTTATTCCAGCTACCAGGTTAATGATTCTATCCATAGCTGCATCAAATTTTCTGAATTGAGATTTTTGTTCTTCTGTTAATTTTAATCCAGCTAAATCAAATTCATCTAATGAACTATTATTCATACCGCCTTCACCTTCCTAATTTCTTTTCCACTTAGGTTCTAAACCATCCCATGTTGAAAATCTATCTTTGCTTTTATTCTTTTTCTGCCTCTCTTTAAAACGCATGGATAAGTAATCTTGTAGTCTTCCTCAAATAGCTTATACTCACCATCCAAGAACTTGTCCAATCTATCCCTCCATGCTTCCATGATTAACCCTCCTTTGTATTATTGTTTTAATACTCTAGTACAGTTAAGGTGTAGAAATACATAGTTTAATCCCTACACCTATTTAGTTTTAAAACTGTCTTTTCCAAATAACTTTTATACTCTTATATTTCTCTTTTAATGTTTCATACAACTCGGTTACCTGTAATCCTGTATTTTCTCCATTGCAGAACCAAACCCCATATTCACTATCTTTATTAGGCTTTCTATATCTTAATTGGAACTTTTTATCATCACATTGCAAATTAACATTACAATGTGTCATTAATACTAAATAAACATTATCCCTTTTAGCCATTACTTTTACACCTCGCTTATCTAAACAATACTTAATTGCTCAAACCCTATAGGTTATAATTCATAAGTATTAATTCATTTCTTACTGGGCACTTTTCCCCCCCATTAGTTCTATTTTTTATTTGACTGGCCGTACTATATTCAACAATATGCCAGTCTTTATATAATTCATCTATTAATGGACTACTATAATAACAAACTATTGCTTTACCTTTTATCTTGTCTAATGTTTTCTTTAATCTTATATGGTCCTTTTCTTCAAATCCCCCAAAGTACATATTTTCATGTGTATGGTATGGTGGATCTAAGAAAAATAATGTTTCTTCTGTATCATAAAATTTTATTACTTCTTCAAAATCCCTGTTTAAAATATTCCAGTTTCTTATTAGTTCGGCCATCTTAGGAATTAATTCTGTAGCTGTCATTAACTGCTTGGCCTTATTTTGAGTTTTAGATAATCCTATACCATTTCTATACTTATGACCTCCACCACCAAAACAAACTCTCATGAGATAATAGAATCTTACTGCTGATTGTAAATTATCTTCCGGCCATGCTTCCCATTTCCATTTTTCAAACAAGCTTTCACTATAGGGTAATGAACTACATTCCTTATATAGCCTTTCCGGATACTCTTTAAGTATCATCATATAATTTATTAGTCTATCATTAATATCATTTACTACTGTAAGTTTTGCTGGATTTACTGTTTCTTTATAAAAAGGTACTGCTCCGGATCCAAAGAAACAATCCACAAATATTTTATGTTCTGGCATTAAATCCAGGTACTTTTCCTCTTTGCCATGTTTGCCACCTATCCACTTTATATTGCTTATATGTTTAAGTTTCACTTTATCACCTCTATTTATATCTTCCTAAGATATTTTCTTATATTCATATTTGACATTTTCTTCTGATAGTTGGGCGTAAATTTGAGTAGTTGCTGGACTCTCGTGACCCATTAAGTGCTGTATAACTGGCAATGGCATACCTGCATTTAGTTTACTGGTAGCAAAACTATGTCTGAATAAATGTGGATAAATAGATTTTTTTATCCCTGCTCTATCCGCAATTTTTTTAATCTCTCTTTGAACACTTCTACCACCCAATCTACCATTAGGCTTTTTACTAGTTACAAATAAAGCTATATTTTCATCACTTCTAGTTAACAAATATTTTTTTAATAAAATTTTAGCTTTTGTACTAAAATAGACTTTGCGCTCTTTATTGCCTTTGCCTATAACATTCAAGCTCATTTCGTTCCAGTCTATATCATTTTTATTAATCCCTACTACTTCCGACAGCCTGCATCCAGTGCTTGCCAAAAACTCTATTAAAGCTTTTTCTCTATCTGTTTTGCAAGCTTGCCTTAAAAGTTCTACTTCCTCTTCTGTCATGGCATGTCTTAATCGCTTTGGCTCTTTTGTTTGTTTTAGCTTCTTTGCCGGATTCTTAGGAATATATTCTTCCTCATGGAGCCAACCAAAGAAACTTTTTAATATAGAGA